GTAATGCCATTTAACTGTTGGGATAATATTAAATCCCAGGTAACACCAGGTGAATCATTTGTAGCAAACTTCGGTGTAACCCATAGGATATTTACAGTAAGAGGTACTGCCTCTCCATTTATCAATGTCATCTTGATATTCAAGGATTCAACATTCATGAAAGATTCAGAATTCGTCCCTCCAGGTAACAAAAAGGTACCTGTAGTCCTAAAGTTTGGATTCATTGAAAAGAATCCACGACCAACACCATAAGCGTCATTACGAATAGCAGAACCATTAAGAAATTGGGCAGCGGTAAACAAAAACCTAGGTGAATATACATACTGACGGCCTTCTGTACCATTCGCAACAGAAGACAAGGTATGAATGTATTTGAATTTAGTGCGGGTTTTGTCATGAATGGTCTTGCGACCAGAAGAAATAAAAAATTTTTTAACAGACAAATCATTGTGCTGGGATATTTGCTGTAATTGATTTCCAATATTCCTATTTGTACTCTTACGCGTGTTACGCGGTTTTTGGCGTACAAACCTCTTGGCAAATTTACCAACCTTTTGCCCAACCTTATAAGCTTTTTTATAATTTCCATACGTCCGTTTCGCTGCCATTGCCATGCGCCCAAAAGTGCCCAATGCACTACTGCCGTGCGAACGGTATTTAGTAATTTTTGCCATAAAATTTTTTTTTTTTTATTTCCAGAAGCTTCTTTTATAGCCACGTTCCAACCGAGCCGAGAAGGGGGTATAGTAAGTAATACTAGGGCGATTCTCGCCTGTGCTTACTATACCTACCCTTCCGCACCCAGCGGCCCCCAATGCCCGCTCCGCTTGGGGGATCTTGCGCCCGAAGCCTCGGACCCGCTTAACCTTTGAGTTAAATAGTCCCTGCGGAGATTAAAATTTGTCGCGGAGATTAAAATTAGTAGTTTTGATAAATACAGAGCCGTTCCCCACATATTTATTATCTAAAAATGTCAAACGGAACCGCACAAGGTCTATATTGGTCAGTTACAATTCCGGAGGCTTGTGGCTGGGTACCTAACCCAGATTTGTTCGCTTATAACACACAAATGACTTATATTCGCGGACAGTTAGAAGAGGGTGAAAATGGTTATTTACACTATCAATTGATGATTTACTGTAAAAAGAAAATTCGCATGGGCTCACTTAAATCTTTATTATGCAACGAAGCACATCTCGAATTATCTCGCTCTGATAAACTTCGTCAGTATGTGTGGAAAGAAGAAACAAGAGTCGGTGAACCTTTTGAATATGGTTTGGATCCATTCTTGAAATCTCAAAAACGTGATTGGGCAGCTATAAGAAAATCTGCTATTGAAGGTAAGTTTGACGAAATCGAAGATGACATCTTCATTAGATGTTACGGAAACCTCACAAGAATCGCAAAAGATAACGCCACACCACAATTCAGACATGAAATCGTTGTCAGAACGTATTGGGGCGTTACTGGATCAGGAAAATCTCACTTTGCATTCGAGGAAGCGATGGCTAGCGGCGATTATTATCGGAAATCATCCACAACCAAATGGTGGGATGGATACAAAGGAGAACCAAACGTCATCATCGACGAGTTCGACGGACACTCTATCGCATTGGTCCACTTGCTCCAATGGATGGACAAGTACCCCATGTCCGTCGAAAACAAAGGAGGTGCATTGCCCATATCTGCGACCAACTTCTGGATCACAACGAACATCGATCCTAGACAATGGTATCCCGACGCCCCCGAAGTGTCGAAGGCGGCTCTTCTTCGACGTTTAACTGAAAAGAATAGTTATATCAAACACTTTGCTGTACCATATGTACCACGCGTTATAAGACTTATAAATAATGAATTAATTGAAATGGATTTATTAGATTTTTTAATTAATGAATAAACTAAATTACTCTGACATTTGTTCGCACACTATCAGTATCATCCATAAATGTTTCCGGTACAGCATCCGTCGCTGTAATGGTACCAAAGTACCCTGTAGTGGTAGGTGCTTCTGGTGGACTTTTCGACGTAGAAAATACATAATTTTCTTCAAAAATTACTCCTAACTGACTACGCGAATAAGTAAGATTATTTTGGGAAAATATAGCACTTCCTTTAATAATGACTAAAGGAATTAATGTTAGTCCAGGTATGAACAGGTTCCCATCATTAAATGTTTGATCAATAAATGATTTTTGAACACGTTTGTTAACAGCATAACTAATATGATTAATTTGACTGTCACCACCTTGTAAAACAATCTTCGATGTTTTCAAGATTTTCCACCTGCTGGTAAACCCAGGCGTTTTAGTAGGATACATCCCAGGGACAGTAGAAGAATTGATAGAACCATAAGTAGCAGCATTGTCAGGAAGACCTGTCATTGCCTGCGGTGTAATGCCATTTAACTGTTGGGATAATATTAAATCCCAGGTAACACCAGGTGAATCATTTGTAGCAAACTTCGGTGTAACCCATAGGATATTTACAGTAAGAGGTACTGCCTCTCCATTTA